GAGTACGGCCTCTAATCAAATCCATTCTAGGATCAATGCCTTGACCACCTGTAGTAACCTGCTGTTCTTCTGCATCAGGCGCAAGCATTTCATACCCAAGAAGACCTGCCCCAGCGCCTCCTATAGCAGACCTCCACGGATTTTCTTTGACAATACGCGGCAAGATTCTAGACGCTCCTGCTCTTAATCCAGTTCCTAACAAACCTAAAAGTGCCGCTGGACCCATTATGACATCCTCATTAGTGTTGGGAGAGAAGCCCAAGTTTTATTACCGCCGCCTACTGCCGTTCCATATGGTGTAGGTGGAGGACCGCCCTGCGCACCTGCTACAAGGTTAGCCAAGAACATAGCGTCAAGGAATCCGAATTCATCTTCTTCCTCTTTCATAGGAGTTTGTCGAGCAGGAACTAAAGGATTCTCTGCCATAGGTCCAGTCAGTTGACCGCCTCTTGGACCTGCTGGTTTGTAAGCCTCTGAACCAGTACCCAATCCTCTTACTCTTTGCGGGACTCCATACATAGCAGTAGGAGCGCCGCCTTTACCGGGTTGTTTACCTGTGTATCCTAAAGGCCGATTAATTTCTACAGTTTGTCTTGAAGGATGTGCATCACTCATAACTATTTGAGGTGCGCCACCCTGCAATGCAACATCATAGTTCCTATAAACATCTCTAATAGGATCGCCTATAGCCCTTAACAATGGATTACCTTGGTATACATCTCTTCCAAAACCTAATATACCAGACATCATGCTTGCTCGTCTTTGAGCGGCTAATCTTTTTTTCTCTTCTTCAGTCATATTATCCTCCAACCAAACCTGCTAAACCAGAACCTATAGCCGCTCCCATTGGCCCACCTGCGGCCATACCTATTCCACCTGCCAAAGCAGTAACAAGAGGATTAGGACCGGCAGGTCCAGTAGCCTGAACATTACTACCGTAATCACCAGAGATAGCGGCAAGGTAGTTCTGCAATCCGATAGTCGGAAGTTGTGACTCATAAGAGTACCTATCCATAGCGCTCTGAATCCCTTGCTGATCCATAGCCTGACGCTGTTGACCAACCTTATCCATTGCGGCAATGTTAGACAGCGGAGCAGACATGATAGTGGGATACTGCCCGAGATATCCGGTTCCAATACCTGCACCTGTGGCTCCCTGCCCCATCCCAAACTGCTGTGCGCCAAGACCCATCTGAGCCGCGCCTAACTTTCTATTCTGTGCCTGACCATAGGCATCAAACATAGCCTTGCCAAGATTATCTGTAACTCTCTGGTTTGCGGCGGCTACAGCGTTAGCCTGTATAATGTCGCCTCTCGTACTCCCTCCCGGCTGATGCTGGACAATCTGTGATCTAATACCTGGCAGTATCTCTCCAGTTAACTGGCCCATAGCCTCGTTTCTGTAAGCGTCAGCAAGAGGATTGAACACAGACGTATCTACCTCACCACTTAACATTCCTGAATACTGAGCATCAGTAAACGGAGTAAGGCCGGCATAGTCAGCACCACTCATAGGGCTTCTCATAGCCGTACCGTAGTCCATTAAGTCTCTACCGTACTGTAAGCCACCTAACTGAGTAGTCTCTGCGCCAGCCTGTAGGTTAGCAGGTCGTGGACCTGTAGCATAAGTTAGTGCTGACCTCTGAGCCTCTAGTGTAGCGGGATCAAATGGAGCAATTCTACTTCCCGAGTAATAACTCGGAGTCATTTTTCCTGTAGAGTATAAATCCTCTGCTCTAGCAAAGCCTGTTTTTAAATAGTCTTTCTGAGCATCCCACGGCTCTGTCCGTGTAGTTTGTGATTGGCTTCCTCCTGACATATATTACTCCTTTAGTAACTCAACGCCGACAAGGATTGGGCTACTGCTTGAAATCCCTTCGGGAAAATATGGATAATAATCATAAGCATCTCTATCTTCTCGGTATCCTGACCTATCCCATTTACCATCATATGGGTTATAGGTAAATCTAGGATACACATATTTATATCCTTCTACATCAGGCATTGGTAAACCTGACCCACTAGTTTCCGGGCCACCGGGAGACTTTGTAGAAATAAAATCAGTAGACCAGTTAGGTAACCTGTCTGGAGAGGAACCAACCATTCCTGTTGATCCAGTATAGTTTAAGAACCCGGGAAGGTGTGTCATTCCGGTTCTTGCTCCAGCCTCGGTACTCCACGGACTATAATCTGCTGATAGTAAACCCGGAGCCAAAGGCTGTGATATTGGTATAGGTGTTCTTACTGCCATTTGCTTTTTATATCCTTTGTTATTACTGAGTATTCGTTATCCCAATCTAGTTTCTTTGCTAGACCCTTGCGTGTCCATGCTTCCAAAGCGGAACATCCTCGCCTTACAGCAAACCCTTCTATAACTTCTTCAAAGTCTTTCCAATGCTTATAGTCGTGACCACTTTTTGTAGCAAAGGTAATCACTCTTAATACTTTCTTTCTTGGGTATGTAATGACTTCGGTAACACCAGAGCAAAATATCTCTCCGTCCTTCATTCCTACCCACAGAGTTTGTCTATTCTCAAAGATTTTATTTAACACATCTTCAGAGAGAAGTTCTCCTTCAGCATAGGATAGAGCCTTATCTATTAAAGGTTTAACCTCTTCCCATACATATTCTACATCTTCAGGGCTGACAATAAGAAGTGTCGGCACATCTTTAGGTATAGGCACTGGCTCAGATATTAAAATTTCGTCCATGATGTTCCGTCAAATAAGTATACGCCTTCACCGCTACCGGGATTCCAATCTGTTCCATCAGCGTATCTAATGTCTCCAACCCGAGGGCGTTGTGGTTCTACATGCAATCTCTCAAGCCTGAAAGCGGCCTGATTATAAATAATATTACCAAGTCTTTTTAATTCAGTAACCAGATAGGTTGCTAAATCTTCCTGCTCTTCAGGTATTGGACCCGGTTCATATAGCGTAACACTCTTCTGAACTCTGTCTGAATAAGTAGCCATTAGTAAGACCTTGATCCTCTAGCGCCTACATTCTTAACATCTACAGAGTAGCCATCTAACTCCCATTCCAAGTCTCCGGTAGATTCAAACTTGACAGCGTATAACTTTCCAGTTCCTCTAACAGATACTTTAGACTGCGTGTTAGGATTAAATGTAACAGGAGCGTTCCACGTTAAACCTCCCTCAGTAGACATAGATGTTCCTAGATATACGTTTATAGTATTCGTACTGGATACAGACATCTTGGGATAGATTGCACTGATACGTTTTACTGAAGATTGGTCAGGAGTTCCACGCTCATCCAAACTTAATCCAGTTCTTTCTATGTAGGAAACCATATCTGTTGTAGAGTTTTTATTGCCTGACCTGTCTCTGTATAGTTTAGTGTTTCCGGGATCGGCAAACAATAGAACCTTATCTTGCAGGTCGTAACTCATTGTCCACGGACCTGTGGCAGTCTCCCATGTTCCAGAAGTACCGGCCCAACTTGTAGATGTAGTTGGGTTTGCTACGTTACCATATCCCATATGGGCGCAGTCAGGTATATCTCGTATAGTGAACGTGTTAGTAACGTAGTTCCATATCACCGCTTTATTAGGATGATTGGTTCCCGCTCCATCAGCGGTAAAGCAGAATAGTATTTCAGTCCTTCCATAGTCAGCAACAACAAAACATTTATTTGTTTGCGCTCCATCTATGGACTGAAAGACATAATCTTTTAATTTCATTGGGAGGATTGGTTTAATCCTCTGCCCGTCATTGATATAGAAGTTGCCTTTACCAAAGATAGCATGACCGCCATCAAACTCTGCAACACAGTTCTTTGATATAGCACCGATAGTAGGAGACAACTGACGGAAAGAGAATATAAACGGAGTACCAACAAATGTCATAGAGTATACAGCGTCTTCCTTATAAATCATAAAGGAATCTCTTAACTGTAGACCGTCTAAGATATCTCCCTTGGTGTCTGCAAGTTCAAATTCACCCGCATCAACCGTACTCGTTGTCTCATTCCATGAGGTCGGAAGAGTCTGAGTCGCGGATTCTGTACTCCACTTAACTACTCTAGGGAAGTTTACACCATCCTTGGTTATATTAAGGGCAACCAAGAAAGAGCGAAACGCTCTCATAGACTTACATAGGGTAGAGATAGTTACATTATCGTTATCTGAATGTGATGCGGCAGTAGTTCCTGCGGCTCCTCTGGCACATCCTGTGAAAGTTGTGGACGTTACGCCAGTATATGTAATCTTCTCAGAGCCTATATTAATAGTTCCCGCGCTAGGAAAGTCCTCAGTAGTATCAACCGTAATAGTTGTGACAGCATCGTTGATAGCGCCATTCAACTGTGTGAGGCTGGGCCAGTTAGTCAAGTCCTGCATCTTCTGGCTCGACAAAGGCTTGCCATCTGTAAGCGCCCAATGTTGAGGCTTATCAAAGTTATTGGTCATAACAAGAACGCCGCCAATAACAGTAGAAGTCCATCCTTCATCTGCTGTGGCAGAATACGCTCCGCTAGTCCTAGTAATATTATACCATTTAGTTGACCTAGTTACAGTAACATCATCTGAATGTGATGCCGCTGTTGTGCTATCTGCGCCTCTTGTACATCCTGTGAACTGTGTGCTTGACTTACCTGTATAGGTAATGTTCTCAGTTCCTATTGTAATAGTACCAGCATCTTCAAATCCTGAAGTGCTGTCTACGGTAATTGTAGTTACACTTGAGTTAATAGAGCCGTTTAAAGCAGTAGATGATCCTGTATTGTCGTAAGCGTATATAGCCGCAAGTCCACCAACAACCCAAAACTCAGGATCACCAAGAGTTATTTGAGTAATATAGTAAGGAGCGATAGGGCAAGTAGCCATAACCTCCGAATAACCCGGACACTTCTTGATAGAGTTTTCTTCTGTCGTTACATTGTTACCATCCGACCAGACATTAGGCGGCAGGTTCCAAGAACTTGTCTCCTTTACTATACCAACTTGCCCGACATTATCTATATTTATTAACGCCATTAAATATACCTAACGTGATACGGATCAGCCTCTGCATCGGGAGCCGTAGGCCAACCCCAATAGGTTTTGTCAACGGTGCGATTAACTGTTTCAGTCTCAGGGCCGATAGTCTCAACACCCAACTCATCGTAGGTGGACACCTTTCGTTCTTCCTGTACCTCATGGTTCTGGAAGTTCTTTACTGCCTGTACAGACGCGAAGGCTTCAACACCATTTTCAAGACTGTTGCCGTGAGCGCGTACCTCATTGCGGTACGTTGTCCACTCATCCGACATGGCCGATCCGCCGTCTGCCTCCCGTAGCACACGAAAATCTGACGAGGATAGGAGTGAGCCGACATGAGCATTGATCTTAGAAATCAACTGCTCTTTCAGTTGCTCTACGTCCTTCTCTGTGGTCGCGTAGGAGATCACCCACTCGCCATCAGTGAAGGTATAGGACTCTGCACCAGTGTTGTAGTAACGGCTGTCAGGAGTCTCTACACGAGCAGGTGCTATGCCTATAGCCAGCAGTTCTGGCTTAGTCCATGCCCTGAAGATGTTAGATGGATGCTGGATGCCGTCAACCGTTAAGGCGCGAGGCGTTTTAATTGTTCCAAATGTTTCTGAGTACCACATAATTACCTCGCGTTTGATGTCTTAAATGGGCTTGATGCCACGGCGTAATACAAAAATGTATTAGAGCCATTTACAGCAGAATAACTCGTCCTCAACTTCACGCCATTACTAAGAAAATCTATGGCGTAAGTTGTAGTGTTTGCCGTGTATTCAGCGTCAGTAGTGTTAGGCGATATTTTTTTAGACAGTTTGTTATAGGTTTCTCTAGTACCATCCCATACTTCCCAGCCCTCAGAAGCATCTACATTTTTTGTTAGGAAAAATTCGGGTTTAAAGCCTAGATGGATAAAACTTCCGTCAGCATTATTATTTCCTTCATACGATCCTACCTTGCTGAACCCCGGCACTGAATGGAAGGCGTAACAAATGTAATCGTTTGCGCTTTTGTTAAGGCTATGAGAGCCACCCAAAGTAATGTATGACGATGTTGGTGCGGTATCTCTAAATGGGCTATTTGATGCAGAAAAGGCGTCAGTTTGATTAAAAGAAGCATATTGCGTCCAACCAACAGGAGTACAGCCAACAATCCAATCATTTGTTCCATCTCTGTTTTTAAAGAAAGCAATTTCGGGAGCCTGACTCAGACCATGGGCAATAGTTTCTCCTGTTCCTCCGGGGTCTTGATTTCCTGTATATGAAATTATCGAAATACCATTATCGGTATTTGTGCTTCTGCTAACTGTAATGTCGCCAGATGAATCTGATACTGCTGTGCCTCCGGCTTTCCAGTTCCATGAGGCGTAGTTATTTCCACTATCATTGACTGCTGTAGAAGCACCAACAGAAAATCCATCAGAATCAAACGATGTAACATAATCTGATTCAGACCATTCAGCATGGGTGCTGTCTGAACTTAACTGCTTCTGCGCTCCACGAACAATATCTTGCAATGAATGGCTTTGGCTCCCGACAGAGTTATTACTTGTCCTTAACTTTACCCAGAGCAGTTCTGGAGAAAAACCTACTCCGCTTATTGATTGCGAAGTATCGTTTCCCGCATACAACACCGTATTAAAATGATCTCCCGGTAAAGCAATGGCAGGGTCAGGAAGATTGTCAGTGTTTAACGCTTTGTATCCTGTAGGTGGCGTGTAATAGAAGTCTTCGCCATCACCGCCATTTCCTTGTGCTGTTTTGTTTCCAGCGAATGAACTGTCTTGGCCGAAGTTGGCTACCCAAGTTGTTGTCGGTGTGCCAGACGCATTGCCAACAGCAAATGCGTAACTTTTATTTGCGGTGATTGAAATTGCAGTACCACTATTCTGAACAGTGTTATTTTTGTAAAACTTTAGTTCATCATCATCAAGGTTTAGCGCAACTCCGATAATGTCGCCAGTTGTGTATGTATTTCCATAACTGCTGAACGTACCATTAGTGACACTTTTGCCATCGTTTCCGTAGTATCCAAATCCAGAATCGTATTTGCCGGGATACTCATTAGCGTCGGCGGTTTTTGCGGCATCGTTTACAACGCCTACAACGTGTTGCTCGGTACTGCTGTAGGTTTTTACCAAAAACTCGGCGTACCATTTGCCACTACTTTGCTCAATCGTAGATGAACCACCCCAACCTGCGGCATCAACTGTCTGTAAATTACCTTCAGAAAATGTTGGTGCGCTTGAGGTTGGAACATTTAATGGATTCCAAGTAGCAAAGTTATTCGTGGGCGAGTCCCCGGTCACATCTGTAGCAACCAGATTAGTTGCAGAGAAATCGTTTTTATTCCCAGAACTATCTGAGCCTAGTCCACCATCAAAGTCTGAGTGGATCAGGAGTAGAGTGTTAGCGTCTGCGGTGAATGCTGTGGTAGATGGAGTGAAGGCACTTGTGTATCTCGCTGAGTTGGAGACACGGATTTCATCAAAATACCCTTCCCCATCAGAAGTATCAGTTCCGTTTCTACCAAATACAAGTGTTCCAGTTCCTACCAGTGATCCGCTGACAGTGTGGGATACTCTGGAAGTGCCATTAACAAATATTTCTAAATCATTTCCATCCCGCACAACAGCAATGTGGTTCCATGAATCCCAATCTAAAATACTGCTAGAGATTGTGTCGCTATGCGCCGCACCGGAAAAATTGCTGTAGATGGTGGTATTGCTCCCATCATCATTAAAATAAATTCCGTGGTCTGCACTTGCTGAATAGTTACTACAGAAAAACCCCATTACAGTAGTGTCTAAATTCTTTCCCCAAAACTCAATCGTAAAATCATCACTGCCATAGTCATGGGCAAAAGTTGACAAGTAATTTGAATTGTTTACTGGAACATAAATCGCAGAACTGCCGATCTTTGATTGAGCGCGAGTATTGGCTACGTTACCGTTAGCGGTTATGGTGTGACCAAGCCCAGAAGTTCCAGTTGAAGAAATATAACGCAAAACAACAATGCCTGATCCTCCATTGCCACCGGTGTCATTTGCGCTACCGCCGCCGCCACCGCCACCAGTATTAGCAGTGCCGTTTTCATTACCTTCGTTATTAAACTGGCCGTTACCTCCACCGCCGTTTCCACCAATACCTATTGCACTTGCTTGTTGGCGAGTACCACCACCACCGCCACCTGCGAAAAATCCAGACTCACCTACACCCGTTCCAAATGTGCCTGAGTAGTCTTTACCAACAGCACCATTTCCTGCTTTGTTTGTAACTGCGGCTGTACCTGCGGCTCCTGCACCACCGCCACCACCTCCATGATCGTCCGTACCGCCTCCGCTGTAGCCTACAGCGCCTGCATTACCAAAACCTGTTCCACCTCCAGAATCTCCTTGTGTAGCAGTACCGCCGTTTCTTCCCGGTTGCCCACCACCGCCTGAACCACCATTTGAGCCTTCGTGATAACCAGCGCCACCTCCTCCTCCAAGAGCAGTAATTGTTGCTCCACTTCCCTCTGCGTTTACATTAAATACAGAGTTTGACCCATTAACACCGTTAGTTGCTGAGCCAGTCGTTCCTGCTCCACCTGCACCAACAGTAATGTCGTACACAACTCCGGGAGTAACAGAATAATTTTGGTTATAAACTAAACCGCCACCGCCACCGCCACCGCCTTCTGATGAGTTTCTGCCACCGCCGCCACCTCCGGCAACTGTTAAAATATCAATACTTGTTACACCTGACGGACAAGTCCAAGTGTTAGCGCCAGTAGAAGTAAAAGATTCAATAGCAAAATTTCTTGAATCCGTAAAACTATTCGCTAATTCCGTGGCTGAGTAAGATTGGTAGAACCCGTTGGTTCCATAGGTCATTCCTGTTACTTCTATAGGAACCCATTGGTTAGTGGCTGAATTAGTTTCGCCGAAGGATGCGGGTGTAAGGGCTTGACCGTCTATGAAGTTATATTCGGCTAGGTATCCTCCTCCCTTTTCTCCTGCGTTCCAACTTGCAATATAGTGAAGATCGGCTCTATTGATAGCGAGATCAGAGTCTTGAGTAATGGTTGATCTTTCATCAACAGAAAACGAGGTTACCTGTTCTCCATTAACATAAAATTTCATCCTGTCGGTAGCCGATGCTTGGGTGGTGTCGCAAGCAATTACAAAATGATACCAAGCGGAAGGGTCTCTAAAAATTTGTGTTGTAGAAATTCTGTAAGAAGTTGTGCTTCCTAGTCTCCAAAGCACTTCTCCAGTACAATTTTTACTTGCAGTGGCATGAGAAGACCGAATATCTATATATAGAAGATTACTTGTATCGTCATAATTTGAAGCCAATAAATATATTGGCTTATCATTTCTTCCTCTCTTAACCCAAGCACTTAATGTCCAAGTTTTTCTATTACCTACTGAGCCAAAAGTGCGGGTTAGATAGCCATCATCTGCGTTGGCCCGCAACGACTGGTCTATGTCGTAGCCAGTATCGCCCTGACCCGATGAGCCAGCAAGTATGTTATTAAAAATGGGCATTAAGAATAGTTCAGAGTAGCCACTGCTTGAATGTTGGAAGCGTCAAGAATGACGTAATCAATCCTGTCAACAGCCGACGCTGTGGTAGTTAGTGTTGGTGCAGTACCTCCTGCAAAGTCCCAATCACTTCCCCAACTGGCTGTCCTTGATCCTGTACCATCCTGAGTCAGAAAGATAGAACCACACTGACCAGCGGTATCATTAGAAGGATTAGCAAAGGTAATGTTATGCGCCATAGTGCATG